GTAGGCAAAACACTTGTTTCGGTTGGCTAGGTTGATGTTATCGAGAAACCACCGCTTGTTGTACTCGTTGGGCAAGTCGCGAACGACGCCGTTGAACTGGCAGAAGCCTCCCAGCGTCGCCCAGTAGTAGATGCCGTTGTTCTCGATGATCGTGTTCTGGCCCATCAGGGACGACGCCGTCGTGAGGGTCGTCATGCTCCAGAAGACGGGCGTTCCCACATACTGCGCGAGGATGACGGAATCGACGGACCAGAAGATACCGGCGGGGGCCGCCGAACCCCTGACCGGCATCCCCTTCAATACCTTTGACGCGACGGGGCGCGACTCGCCGCTGCCTGACCCCGTGAAGTCGAAGGAGTTGATGGGGCTCGACCATTGGATCAGGCCATCGTGACCATAAATGAACGTGGTGCTGCCGATGGCGCAGAGGCCGCCGGATGTGTAAATCACAGCAGGCACGTCGCAGGAACCGCCTGACGACCAAGCATTCGCGAACACAGACCCTTCGAGATCGAACTGGGTTGCGGAAATCACGGTGACGGTCCACGTCCCGTTCGCCTCCACGGTGCCGATGGTCCCGGTGATAGTGACCTGCTGGCCAGTCACCATCGCACCCACCGACGCCACCGTGACGCGCACCAAGCCAGAACCGTTGTCCGCCATACCCGTCGCGGCCAAGACAGCACTGCTGCCTGTGTCGACCATCATGGTCAGGGCGTCGTCGCTGGTGATGTCGCCGAAGTAGCAGGGAAGTTCCGCGACCGACGTCACGTTGAAAAGGGACGGCGTAGCTGCCGCGATGATGGCCGTCGTTACGTCGCCAGCGTAGTAGAGGGAGTCGGCCTGCCACAGATTCTGATCGTTGGGCGTGTAGCCCGCAGGCGTCCTGTCTGTAATGCCGCTGGAGATGTCGGTGCTGTCGTTTACTTCAAACCGCTGAAAAGTCGTAGTTGACCCGACGTGGACGTTGCAGACGCCCGCGTTGCCAAAGAGGTTAATGCAGCGGGCAATACCGTCGATGTACCGCTCCGTCTCTTCGTACCCGCCCATCTTACGTGGGAGGTCCTGATAAAAGCGGGACCACAACATGTCGTTGTAAGTGTTTTTCGACAGCAGCGTCCCATCACGTCGCACGCCGGGTTGCGACCTTAGCAATTGCGTCTTGGGGGAGGGGAAGTTTTGGTCGGCCACGACTAGAACACCATGATGCTGATGGCGTTGGGGTCTTGGAATCCGATATTGTCGCCACTCGTGGCCAAGTAAAACGTAGTGGTCGTCCTTGCGCCGGAGGCGGGATATTCACCCACAAAAGACCCCTGAGCAGTGCCAACTGTGTACGCGGTCATGGCCATGACTTTGTAGTTTGTGTTGGCAAGCGCGGTGGTCATCACCACCGTGAAAAGACCAATGCCTGTCCTTGTGACGCTGGTTATGTTCGTGGACCCCACTGCCACAGTCGCGACGCCGCCAGAAACGGTGACATACGCTGAAGCCTTGATGGCAAGTGCTGCCGCGTTGGTAGCCGCCGTATCGGCGTAAGCAGTCGTTGCCAACTTCGTGGAGTTGTCGCCCGCCGTCTGAGTTGTTGCCGTCGAGGCGTTGCCCATCGCCCCAGTGTTGATCGTCGGCGCGGTAAGCGTCTTGTTCGTCAGCGTCTGTATCGCCGCCAGCAGAACCACAGTGTCGGCGGCAGTTGGGATGGTGTTGCCGTTGATCGACGTTGCCGTTGCCGCGCCTAGCGTGGGGGTTATCAGAGTAGGTGACGTAGCGAAGACGGCGAGCCCTGTCCCCGTCTCGTCAGTCAGACGCCCACGAAGGTCGGCGGAAGAGAAAGCATTGACCTGCGAGAGGGCGATAGCAATCGCCCCCTCCGAGGCGGCGGTCAGGCGACCATACGCGTCGACCGTGAAGCCGACAGTCTGAGTCGGATCGTCTCCATAGGTGCCCGGAGTGACCGCCGTGGTCGCGAGAGCAATCGTCCCCGTGGTCGTGATGGGGCCGCCCGTCAGGCCTGCGCCCGTTGCCACATTGCTGACGGTGCCACTGGAGGCGGTGAAGGCCACATCCATGTTCGCGCCGTCGGAGCGGATGATGGAGAAGGAGCTTTGCGATACAACGCAACCGGCATCGCTTGAGTCAGTGCGAAACGTGACGCTGTAGGCTCCTGACGTGTTGTTGTAGACGAACCAGTAGCCTGCGCCGACACCGTACTCGACAATCCGGTTGCCGGTGATTGCCCCTGTGAAGTTTTGAACTTGTGCCGACTTCTGCACCGCAGAAAGTGTCGTTGTCCCGGCACCACCCGCGATGCTGATTGACTGCGCCGTGATAGTCGACGTGATGGCTCGCCCGTATCCCAGCGTGTTGAAGTTTGATCCATCACAGAAGACGATGCAGCTTTCGTCCGGCTGGAGCGCCTTTGTCGCATCGCCGTCTATGGTATCGGAACCGCTGGGCGTGAGGGTAAGCGTCCCCGTGCCCGCGTTGATGATGTAGACGAACCACCCGCCCCCCAGCGTGGTCGCGGCGGGAAACGTCCACGTAGTTGCGCCACCACCGCTGCGGGCCACGCTGGCACAATCACTGACGGAGAAGGTGTAGTTGCCCAGCAGCGCCGTCGTCGGGAGGTTCTGGTTGAGACGAGTCAGAACCGCCGCGAGGCCGTAGCCTGCCAACGACGCTGCGCTGGCCGAAGACGTTCCAGTGCCGAACTGCACCGACTCCCACGTCCCGGCGTCCGTGGAGTTGCCGGTCAGGTAGAAGTACCACGCCTCACCCGAGGCGACGGTCCCCAGCGTGGCACCACTGAAGCCCAGCACGGTGAAAGTGTTCGCACCGACATTGCGGATCAGAACGTCTTGGCCGACGCTGACGAGGGAGGCCTTGGGGAACGTGAGGGAGAGCGACGCCACGGACGTGGTAATGTCCAGCTTCGCGGCCATGACGTCGCTGCCGTCGAGGGCCTCGAAACTCCACACGAGAGCCAGATCGACGGCAGTCGTGTAGGCGGCGTACGACAGCATCGTCGGGTTGATCGTCTGGCCGCCGAAGACATTGGTGTAGCTGCTCATGTCTATGCTCCAGTACGCAGGACGGCCCTGTCGACGACCTTCTGCATTTCCTGTGTGTTGATGTTGGCAAACTGCTCGTCCCGCATCGACTTCCACAATCCCATCCGCGAGTCATTGCGGAGGAACGGCTCCATCGCAGTCAGGCACTCATACAGGAGAAGGAACGGCGTGAACTGAGTCAGGTAGTTCTGCTGGTTACTCGAACTCAATAGATCGGGAAGCCGGTAGACAATGGCCTCGAAGGGGTAATTGTTGTCGGGCGTGGGGGCCACGATCCAGTGATTGAAATCGTAGTCCGAGTACCACTGTGGCTGCCCATAGCTTGTGTCGTTAGGCGCGATGATGCGAAGGTACTCGTAGGAGCGGACCCGGAGCGTCACGCGGCTGTTGTTGCCTACGCCCGTCCCGATGTTGATTGACACAGTGCTACGCCAACCCTGCGGCTTGTCGATGACGTTGACCTGCTCCTGCATGGTTGACGTGATGACATCCCGGTAGCCTTGTATCTTCATCTTGTCGGCAAGCGAACGCTCGCAGTTGTTGATGATGATCGGGATTTGCCGAAGCACCGTTTCGTCGGAGGTGTTGCCGCGTTCAAGGTACGCCTTGATGTCCTGCACCAAGGAATTGTACGTCATCGCCGCTGCGGGTGAGTTGTTGGCCGTCACGGCTCGTTCTCCCAATCAATGACAGGCGCTGCCGTAAGCGCCACGTCCGGTCGCACGAAAGGCAAGGAAATCTTGTCTGGCGACCGGGCAGGCATGCGGTATGGGTCGTAGTTGTCACGGTCCTTGTCACACACCAACAAGCCGGGGATGTTGGGGTCGGGCTGAAGCGCGCCAAGAGCGTACTTGAACTGGCAGCGCGAGCAGATGCCAATGCCCAGCGTGGGGTTCCCGGTGGTGTTGAGGTACCTAGGCATGCGTCACCTCGTGTAGACGCCGATGCCGGGGTCGAAGTTGACCGGGGAGTTGTCGCGTTCTTCGGCTACCGCAAGTGCAAGGGCCTCCTGTTCCTCACCGACAAGCATCGGGTAGCGTCCCATGTCGCCCTCCTCCAGAGAGCGGCATAGCCTTCGGGCCAGCATCGCGGTGATTGCGTCGTACCAGCGACGCGGAACGTCCAGAGACTGTGTGACTTCCGTCACATCATTCAGCATCTCATGCGTCCACAGCACAAGCAGGTCGTATTTGGCAAGGTTGTTTGGCACTGGCCACACAAGGAGGTACGGCGCGTCGCGGTCGCGTTGCTGGTACCAGTTCAACACCTGACCGCCCTGCGTCTTGTTGGGCATCGCGGTGTAGTCGTCGATGTTCCACGGACCCAGCACGATCTCCTGCGGCGTGTTGCCGAAGTAGAGTTCGCGCACAATCAATCGATCCGAGACGCTGACGCTTCTGACTCTCCAATACAAAGCCGAAGGAGCACCGCTCAGGTCATACCAGAACCACTGCCTGTCGGCGGCGACAAGGCTCGTGGAGTCGAGCGCGGTGTAGGTGACGCCGTCGTCGCTGTACTCAAAGAACAGGCCGAAGGTCCCGGCTCCACCAAAAAGGATGCCCACCGTCGTGATCTGCGTCGCCGTGGTGAACTGTGTGCCAATACTACCATTCACGGCGGTCTGCGTGCAGGACGTCTCGAAGTCGTCGTCAAAAGCCTCGCTTGCCGTGCCGCCAGCGTCGGTGAAGGGTGTGCCTGTCTGTCGGAACATCGTGCGGCGATTGAGCGACAACACCGAGTTCGTGTTGGGCGGCAGGACAACCTGCATTTCGTTAAGATAACAAGGCACCAACGACATCTGACGCTTCCAAAGCTGGACGCCGCGATTGACGAGACTTGTAAACACGAGGCTGATCTGGTCGAGCGACTTCTCAACAATCTCACTGGTCAGCTTCGACGGAGGAATACCCGCGCGAGAGCACGCCTCTTCCACAAGCTGGATCGCCGTGAAGGGGCGGACCTCCCCGGTGTTGTTGCCAATCAAGGGCACGTTACTGGTCCCATCTTCACTTGGATGTTCCTCTCCTACAACAGCATGAGGAAGTTACCGCCAGAAGCCCCCGCAGGGGGAACTGTAAACACCCAGCCAGAATTATTGCCGCCGTTGGTGCTGTTAGCGCCAGCGTACCACGTAGCGCCGCTGCTTGTGGCGGTGCTTCTGCTGATGGTCAGGTAGTCAGCACTGACAGTCCCTGTACTCTTGAACAATGTATGAGACGCGGCGGTGGCGCTTTGTATTGTAACCAAATTCCCCGCCGTTCCGCTCACACTCCAGTTGGCGATGGTCTGCGTCGTGCCCGCAGTAAACGAAAACGTAGTCGGCTGAACAGTATTAGAAAGCGTCCCGAACGTGTTGCTGCCAGTGACAACCAACGCACCGGCTCCCGCATTGGCCACCGTTATCCCGCTGTAATTGCCGCCGCCTCCGGCAAAGGTTTTGGACGACGCGGAATTAAAGCGGAGCGTTCCGGTCCCAGTGATTGTTGTCCCAGTGGTCGTAAGCGTCCAAGGCGACGTGCCACTAATTGTCCATATGCCGGAACCGATAGCGATAGTGCGGGCGTCGGTCCCAGAATCAACGCGCACGCCGCCAGCCGCCCCATTCAACGTGACAGCAAAATTGTTGGCGTCAAATGTTCCTTGGGCTACCGTCACCGCGTCTGTTGCCGACTTGGAGCAAGTGAACGCATCCTGCAACACAACGACAGTGGACGGCGCGTTCACAACTACACCCGCCGCCGACGTTATACCCGCAGAAGTAAATTGTTGAGTTGTGCGCCCGTAAAAAGCAAAGCTCAATCTTGAGGCGGTTCCTGTAAAAGTGCAGCCAGACCCAAACAACAGATTGCCGTAAACTTGCACCCCGAAATTCGGGAATGCATCAGTATTAGGGTTCATGCTCAATACCATGTCGTAGCTTGGCGTTGTCCGAGCAGACATGTTCAACGTGCCGACGTTATAAGGGCACGTAGTGTCGAAAGTGACAGTGTTGCCATCAGCCAAACTGGCGGTAGTCCCTGAGAATATGCACGTATCTTGGGCGAGCGGAAAGTTAGCACTAGCGGGCGTTCCGGTAGATGTCGTCGCCCACGCCGTTGCAGTCCACAGCCCACCCGCAGCCAGATTCCAGTACACCGTTTTTGGGCTGGTGAAAGTAATGCCGGAATTACCTTTGCAGTCTCCCAAACTGGACCCGGTTATCGGCGCGGCAGCGCCCGCAATTGTGATGTCTCTGAAGTCTACATTATCTCCAGAAAATGCGTTACACGTCAGCGTTACAGTCGTACCGACTGTGCTTGAACGCATGAAAGTTCGCCTAGCTGGGGTCGCTCCAGAAGACACCGTGAGAGTGCCAGAAATCGTGGCGCTACCAGCAACCCGGATACTTCGATATTCAGAAACAGGCGCGGCAAAAGACAAATTTCTGAAGTTGCCAAATGTCAGAATATTAGGGAACCCTGTGGTTCCCGTAAAACTCACGTCGTAATAGGTTTTACTGCCGAAATAGCAATTTGACCCCGTTCCATACAGGCTCAGTGTGGATGTGCCGCTGTTGAGCGTCAAAGAAGATTCGGTTCCAGCCGTCACGGTTAATGCATACGCCGTTACAGTGCTAGAGCCTAGAGTTAGAGTTTTAGTTGACGCGCCAGATGTCTCCAGAAACCCGTTTCCGGTAGACAGCGTCAGATTATAATTTCCGGTATCGAGCGTGCCTGCAGACAAGGTAACAAAATTTTTGCTGGTAAGCGCGCTGCCCAATGTCCAACCGCCACCAACGCCGTTGAAGATTATCTGCGGCTCAAAATTCACGCCGTTTGTAGTGACGGTTCTTCCGGTGGACGTGGAAGAAAAAGTGATCGTTCCAGTGCTTGACCAGAGCGTGCCGGTCAACAGCGACATCGACCCGCGAATGTTCAAAGTTGGCGACGTGCCTGTGGCGAACGTCACCGTTCCGGCGGATACGGTCATGTCGAGGCACGCAAGAGCGCCCGTCATGGTTACGGTGTAAGTGCCTGCCTGATCGAAGAACACATTGTCGGCAACGGTGGGAACGGAAAAGCCACTACCTCCACCAGACGTGTCGGACCAGTTGGTGGTCGATGACGTATTCCATGTTCCGGTGCCGCCTACCCAGTACCTGTTGGCCATTAAAAGTCCTCCGGTAGCGGCGCGCTCACGATTACAATCCAGTTATCGCGGCGCTGCTCCTTGAGAGCGTTTATTGCGGCGTCAGTCATACCGTGGTCTTCAGGCAAGTGCAAAGCGTCTCTGAAAACCCCGTATGCGGTAGAATATTCAAAATCAATCTTGACCATGTTACGCCTGCGTCGTTACCGCGACGACATCCCAAAAGGATTCGTCTGAGTTATAAACGCACCCGACGTAAGTTACTTTGCTTGCGGTAGTCGTAGTCGGGAGGGTTACACCAATGGCCCTGAATGACCCGGAGCCTGCCACCGTCCAAGTCAGAAGTCGTGGCGTGCCGTCATCCTTGAACCGAAATAGAAGTTTGTCGCCGTTGAGAGGGGTTCCTCCGGTTGCCGCGTTTATAGTGAGCCCGGCGGCCAACGCCGTGAACACGTAAACATCAGCCGTTGC